AAAGAAAGTATTTGAGTATTCTAAAGGATATAAAAATACTACTAATAATCAAATGGAATTATTAGCTATAGGAATGGCTTTACGTTCAATAAAGAAACCTATTGATTCTTTAGAAATAGTCTCCGATTCTGAATATGCTTTAGGATGTATATTTAATGAAAAATGGAATCCTAAAAAGAATAAAGAGTTAATTTCTAAAATTAAAAAACAATTAGAAATTACTCAATCTCTCGTAAAAGAACCCATTAAGTATCGTCATGTATATGGACACCAAAAAAATGGAGATACTGATATGGTTTGGAATACTCTATGTGATAAACTTGCAGCTAATGAATCAAGTATGATATTATGAATAAAGAACAACTTAAAAAAGGAGATTATATTCAATCTGATTCTGGGAAATTTGCTTATGTAGATAAAATTCTTCCAACTAAAGTAAGAGTTTGGATTGATGATCAAAAAGAGTATATTCTTGATGAACAATTACATCATTGGTCTTATGCTAATCCAATTAAAGATAATCGTATAGTAAATTCCAAAACATTTGCTGTAAGATTTAAACAATTCTTAGATTGGATTCCAAAAGAATTTTATATGTCTGGTCCTCATATACTTGAAGAATATGAATATATGAAATATGTAGCTGATAGCCTTCTTAAATATCAGATTCAAACTGCTACAGATGAAGAAGAAATAAATTATTTAAAAAGATTACATCTATATGACTGAAAAAGAGATTCTTGATGAATTCTTTGTATTAATTGGGAAAATTGCTATGCTTTCTGTTAATCGTCCTAACAACTCAGCTTTTTGGGATGAAATTAGTAAAGATGTACAAAAAGTATTAGAAAAGATAACTAAAGATAAGAAAATTTATGGATGGTAAAAATAAATATATTGAATTGTTCAATAACATAATTAGAGGAACTCCCGTTTCTTTTAATGAAGTATTACTTCCTACGATTTCTGAATATTTAACAGAAATTAACTATGAAAATTCTAATAAAACGATAAATTTAATTAGGCAAAATCCTCAATTAGCCCAACAATTTATATCGGATTTAATAGAATATTATTGTAGAAAACATACAATATTAAGGCTTCAACAAAGGCCTAACTTAAATAGTATTAATGTTAATTTTAAAACAATTTTGTATTATGAGTAATGAAAATGTAACTGGATACCCTATCCAGACAATTAGGGAAGGTAACAAGATTACCAAGATTTGTGTAGAAGATTTTCACAAGATGATTAATCGTATTGCAGCTGCTGAAGAGCGTAGTGCAGAAAAATGGAATGAGATTTGGGATTCTCTTGGTGAAGATGATACTTGTACTGTAATTGGTAGAGGTACTTCTCAGCCTTGTTTAACTGATGCTTTTGATGAAGAAATTGGTAATAATATTGCCTTTATGAAAGCTAAGTTAAATGCAAATATGAAAAAGAGAAATGTTCTTTTCAAACTCTGGAATGCTGCTTTTATTACTTTAGATGCAATTGATGAAGAGATTTCAAAAGTTGATAAATTAATTGCTCTTGATTTAGCAGGTGTTAGAAAACATAATTCTGAGTATCTTAACCGTTACGATGATTATGGTTATGAATTCCCAATAGACGAAGAAGAGGAGGAATAAAATTGTGAAATACAAAGCTCGTTTAAAGAAACTTGAAGCAAGACAGAAGGCTTGGGAAACTTATCCTAAGAATCCTACTGGAGCTTATACAAAACCAGGAAGTAAGAATAAATGAATAGAAAACATTTATTTAAAAAGCTAAACGAATTATGTTTAAATTTAGAAGATAAATATTCTATTAACTGTGGTGGATGTTGCTATGTTGCTGCTTGTATTGCAGAACAATTAGAAATATATAATATTCCATTTACTATAATCCATTATGATGAATGTAGTTGTCATTATGCTATCAAAGTATCTGATAGGTATATAAATAGAAGTGATTATAAGAAGAAAGAAATAACCGAAGAATTAGAAGAAAGTTCTTGGTATTTATTTGATGAATATTACACCAACATTGGATATTGGAATAATACTTATAATAGAAAATATAATTCTACAGTTAAAAGAAAAATAAAATCAACTTTTAAAAAGTGTGAAAATAGTAGAACCTGATTTTATCATGGAACGTTCAGGTCCTGATAGTGAATTTTACGATTTAACCTTTATGAAAAAGGTTAAAAAACGAGATACAGGAAAATTTGAGATAGAACCAGGAAATACTTTGTATGGATTAACTCTTTCACATTGTCTTAATAAAATTGTTCATAAAAGAACTGCTAAGAAATGGGAAGAGGATAATGTTACTTTAAAGGAATTTATGAAAGAGTTTCAAACTAACTATAGAGAAATTGTAAAACTTTGTAGAGAATCTCTTCCTGAGAAATTTGATACTGGAGAATGAATTGGAAATACACATTAATAGGAACAGTTATATTTATTTTGTTTATAATATTTTATATAAGTATAGCTGATTTTACTCCTGTAGACAAGGATGATTTAGTATTAAAAAGAATTAATGAATTAGAATTAAAAATTGATTCTTTAAATAAAAGTAAAGATAGTATTAGAACTATTATTGATTCCACTCATATAAAAATAGTAACAAATGAAAAACATTATCAAGAAAGGATTAATACTATTCTTGTTCAATCTGCTAGTGCTGACTCCAGCTATATCACAGACTACATTAGACTCTATTCAGAGCAAAACTCTTTGTCTAATTTTAAATGAACATAAAAAATTTAGTATTGAAAATCCTTTATTAAAACAACAAGTAGAATCATTAGAAAAGTTGAATCAATTTTATATAAAGACTGATTCTCTTCAAAGAGAAGAAATTAATCTTTATAAAGATAAAATTGCTTCTGATGATAAAAAAATTCAACAATTAAAATCCACTCAGAAGAAAATCATTAGAGGAGCTTCCGTAGGTGGTATTGTTTTATTTATTTTAGGTTTAATTTTATGACATATAATATTTATTACGGAACTATTGGCAAGACATTAGGTGTTAAATATCGTTTTACTAGAAATTGTAATCGTGGTGAACAGGAAGCTATTAAAATAGCTAAAAATGCTGCTACTTCATTCTATTATAAAAATGAAGGAAGATATGGATTGCCATCTTTCGATGATATTAATAAAGAGTCAAAGATTACAGGTCGTTCTATAGAGGATTTGTATAATGACCATATAGAAGACATGTGTAGATGGTATGCTATTCCAACAGAATTAGACACCATCCCAACAAATAAGCTTCGTTGGTAATTAATGTTGACTATTTATAGTCAATTAGTTGCTTGTGAAAATGATGCTCTAGGTTATATAACTTATGTCTTCAAATGTTTAGAACCTAATCCTGGTTTTGGTCATAATTATATAATGCTTACTCGACTTCCTAATTGGGACCATAGAGTTCTAGATATTGGAGAGATAGGTTATTTAACCTATAACGAAGTAATAGCAGGCAAAGATAAATGGTTTTGTCCAGAAAATGGGCAATTTATACCTTACAATTATACAAATATATATTTTGTAAAATTTGTAAAAGAAAAATTAGATAATTCAAAAAAAGATATTATAATATGAAAGATTTAAATGAATAATGTATTAGGAGATGCTTTGCAAAAGGCAATGAATGCTAAGAAAAATGACTTCTCTTCTTTTGTTTGGAAAGGTGAAAAAAGAAAGGAAGGAGATAAATATGTCCAAGATTCTGTTAGACTAATTGATATGACTGAGGATCAATTAAAGAAGTGTTATATCCATTGTGAGAAAATGCTTCATAATGATGATCCTAAGAATTTAGGTAGATATAATGTTCTTGAAGAAGTAACTGATCAAATGAATAAGTGTAATGTTGAATTACTCTTGAGATTCTTTGAGAATAGTTATATGAAGGATAATAGAGAAGATGTTCGTAGAAGATCTTTATGGATTAGTTTGAGAAAGTTTGTTGCAAACAATCCAGAAGTTCCCGATTGGAAACTTATTCCTTTTACACAAATTGCTAATAATCTTCCTTCTGAATTTAATGATATAAACATTCATGATGCTATGGATGGTTGTATTGATTATCTTGGAACTTTTGACAAAAAGCATTTAACCATGACTTTCATTACTAAGATGGGCTTATGGTTTACTAAAGCTGAAGAGAATGAATTAAAAGGAAATTCTAATGCAGAAAGATTAAAGATAGCTAAAGACAAACTCCATTTGCCTGAAAAACTCAATTTAAAACTTAGTGAAAAGGGATTATCTTATCATGAAATGAGAGCTATTCTCATTCTTCCTAAGAAACAGAAATATTCTGATATGACTACAGAACAACTTGTTACTTTAAGAAATAAAGTATTGCTTCGTTTCCAAAGAGAGGTTGATGGTCATATTTATAGCTGGAGGAAACTTCAAAAGCAAATTGAGCTTGTAGCTAAAAGTAAAGGAATTGATTTAAATGACTAAAAATGACTAGAACGGAGCGACAACAAGAATCTGTTAAAAAGTGGTTAGCTCATAAAGGTAAAGGAAGTATTGAGGCTGCTACTGGATTTGGAAAAACTAATGTAGGATTAATAACTATAAAGGCTTTACTGAAAAAGTATCCTCAATTCAGGATTCTTATTGTTGTTCCTACTACTACTCTTAAAACTCAATGGCAAAATAAAATTGATGAATGGGGTTTTACTTTTAATGCTGAAATACAAGTAATTAATACAATAATAAAACACACTTGGCAATGTGATTTACTTATATTGGATGAAGAACATCGATATAATTCAGAAGACTTTAGTCAAATATTTCAAAAAGTAAAATATAAGCTTATATTAGGACTTACTGCAACATTTGAAAGACTTGATGGAAAACATATTATAATGCAAAAATATTGTCCTATTATAGATAAAATTTCTATATTAGAGTGTCAAGCTAATGGCTGGGTATCTGAATATAAAGAATATATAGTATTAATTGATGTTGATGATATTACAGAATTTAAAGCATTAAATAAAGAATTTATTAGACTTTTTGAATTTTTTAATTTTGATTTTAATTCAGCTAAAAAATGTTGTGGCAAAGATGGATGGAAATTTGCTATAAAATTTGCTGATGAATTATATAAAGGAAATGATGAGAATAGAAGAAAAGAAGTTAGAAAAGCTACAATGATTAATGCAATTCAACTAATGAGAAACACTCAAAAAAGAAAACTTTTCATAAATAATCATCCAAAGAAAATTCAAATTACAAGAAAAATAATAGAAGCTCGTTCTGATAAAAAAATAATAACATTTAGTAATAATGTAAATATGGCTGAATCCATAGGATATGGGAACGTATATACTGGAAGAGTATCTAAAAAAAGAAGTGATACTATGATAGAAGATTTTAATGCTGCAAGTACAGGAGTATTAAACACTTGTGCTAAAGCTAATGAAGGACTCGATGTAAAAGGCCTTTCAGTTGCTATAATTCTTGGAACAGATTCTTCTGAAACTAAAGCTCGCCAACGTCGTGGAAGGGCAGTAAGAAAAGAAGAAAATAAAGTAGCAGAAATATTTTATATTGTTATTAGAGAAACAACCGAGGAAAAGTGGGTAAAAAATAATCATAAAACTGATAAAAATTATATTGTCATTGATGAAGAAGGGTTAGATAAAGTCTTAAGAGGAGAAAATCCAGATCCACCTAAACAACAAATTAGAGAATTAATGTTTAGATTTTAATTATGGAATCTAAAGACCTACAAGAATTCATTATATTATTATTGATAGAAAATTTGCAATTTCATGATGAAGAAGTTATAAAACTTTTAGGCAAATATTATGACTGTAAAAAAATCAATAAGAGATATGGCCAATTATTAGATAAATTTCTTAAAGATTATGCATTGAATAAATCAGAGAAATCTGAATAACACTTAAGCAGCTAAATGAATAAATTTATGCTGTGCTTACATTAGAAAATGAACTTTGTTTATTAGAAAAATATAATTTAAATCCAACAGAATTATTTACTATTAAATTAATTTTGTTAGCTAAAGAAGATGGAGAATACGAATGGTTGCAAAGATATGTTCAAATAGTAAAATTAAGAGAAATTCTCGTAAGTCTTCAAGAAAAGGGAATAATTCTCAAAAGTTGGAAACTTCCGAAAGAGGGGCAACAACTAATAGTTGAAGAAATTCCATTTAACCAGAATTTTCAAAAGCAATACTTTAGAGCTTCATTTGAAATGGGTGAAGAATTATTTAATATATATCCACAATCAACTATAGTAAATGGTCAAATATATAATTTAAAAAGAGTATCTCGTAAATTTGATTCTTTAGAGGATGCTTTTGCTAAATATGCTAAATATATTCATAATTCTCCAGAAAAACATCAAGAAGTTATCGAACTGGTTAAATGGGGTATTGATAATGGATATAATTTTACAACTTTAGATTCCTTTATAGTTGATAATAGTTGGATTGCAATTAAAGCTATGAAAGAAGGTAATGGTATTAATGTTAATACTGAAGCAATTAAAATGATATGAAAAAGTATTTAGTAAGATTTACCACCAAAGATGGTGACTATGATAAAGAATGGTGTTATGCCAATTCAGAAAAAGAAGCTGCTGAAAATATTAAAGATGAACATTGGAATATAGCATCTATTGATATGGTCAGTGAACTATGACAATAACTGAATTAATTAATATTTTACAATCTCATAAAAATGAACTTGGAGATTGTGAGATAGAAGGTTGTAAATGGATGGAAATAGGAGATAAAGGACAATTAATTATCCACGAAAAAGAATGACAATAACTGAAGCACTTCTTAAAGAGGTGGATTCAGGTAGAGAAGGAAAAGCTCAGGGTTACTCTATGGGGTTACCCAAAACAGAATCTATAATTGATGGAGTAACTAAAAGAACTATGACTGTCATAGCATCTGGTACAGGACAAGGAAAATCTAGTTTTGTTTTGTATGCTTATGTATATAGACCGTTAATGGAACATCTTGATGATGATAATTTCTATGTCTCCTATTTTAGTTTAGAGATGCCTGCAACTGTCATATTTGGAAAATTACTTTCTACATATATTTTTGAAAAGTATCATAAGGAATTAAGTATTACTGAAATATTATCCAGGAAAAAGGGATATATTTTAAATGATGAAAATTATAAAATAGTTAAAGACTGTATTGGATGGCTAAATAAAATAGAAAAGAAAATCCATGTTTATGATAAATCTTTAAATGCCGATAAACTATATGCAATATTGATGCAGAAACTTGAAAAATTTGGAGCATTTGAAGAATTAGAAAATAGAAAAGTATATTATCCTGATAACCCTGATATGCTATATGAAGTAGTTATAGATCATGCTGGACTCTTAAAGCCTTCTAATGGAAGAAATAAGAAAGGGGAAATGGATACAGCTACTGCATATCTTGTTACTTTACGAAATATGTGTGGAATTTCTCCAACTATTATTCAACAAATAAATAGAGAGCAAAGTAATATTGAAAGATTTAAAGCAGGTAGAACTGGAATTCAACTTTCTGATTTAAAAGAAACTGGAGATATTTCTGATGCCGCAGAAGTTATAATAGCTTTATATGGTCCAAATAGGGATAAACTTAATACTTATAGAGGATATGATATAAAGAAATTGGGAGATTTTATTAGAATTATTCAATTTCTTAAAACCAGATTTGGTAGTTGCGATGTAGAGGTTGCAGTAAATTATCAAGGAAAAATTAATGTTTGGGCTGAATTACCTTTACCTAATGATATTTATGATTATGATAAATATACAACACCAGATTATTTATTAAATAATGAAAAAACGACAGATGATTATGAAGAAGTAGAAGATAGTAAAGAAGAAAAACAATTTAAATTAATTATTTAAAATGGCTTGTGAAGCTTTATGTATTTACGGAGAAAGTGGTACTGGTAAAACTACATCACTCAGAAATATGAATCCAGAAAGTACTTTTATTATTAGTACAACTGGAAAACCTCTAAGCTTTAAAGGATGGAAGAAAAAATATATTCCTTTTAAGATTGATAAAGAAACTAAAGAAATCTCAGGAAATTACTATGTTAGTTCAAATTCTGAACAAATTCTTAAAATACTTAAGATAGTTAATAGTAAAATGCCTGATATAAAGACTGTAGTTATAGATGACATGCAATATATTATGAGTTATGAGTTCGTAGATAGAGCTACAGAAGTAGGGTATAGTCGCTTTAGTGAGATTGCTCAGCATATGATGGATATTTTAAGATATTCTGAACAAATGCGTGATGATTGTACTATGTGCTTTTTAACTCATGCTGATAATGTAGGAACTGATATTGATCCTAAATATGTTATTAAAACTATTGGAAAGCTTTTAAGTGAAAAAGTAACTCTTGAAGGATTATTTACTTATATCTTCTTTACTAAAGTAGAGGAAGGTGATGATGGAAGAATGCAGTATAAACTTGTCACTAATAATGATGGCAAATGTTTAGCAAAAACTCCAATGGGAATGTTTGAGGAATTAGAAATTGATAATGACTTAAACGAGATACTTAAAGTAATTAAAGAATATAATGAAGACTAATGAAAATTAACTCAGCAAAACTCATTGTCGAAATCCTGGACGAAAGCACAGGAGAATTAGTTACAAGAGAAGCCACTCTTGGAGATTTTAAAGAAGTAACTAAGAAAGCTACAACAACCAGAACACGTAAACCTAAGGATGATGGAGATCCTAATCCTAAAGCTAAATTGTTAGAAGGTAAAATCCAGTTAAACAATGCTGCTATGCAATTAACTGGATGGGAAGCAGAAATGAAAATTGATATTGGCTTTGAGAAACAAGGAAGAAAAATTACTCCTATTATGAAGGAGGATGAATCTAAGGGTAATCGTTTAACAAAGACTAATACAATTTCATGTAGAGGTTCTAAGCATGATAATTTATCAGAATATGGAACAGAATTTGATGTAATTCCATATGAAGGTAAAGATGGCTGGTTTAAACTAGTAGGTAATGCTCCTGAAAAAGAAGACGATATTATTGATGTTCCTGATGAAATAACTGATCCAGAAGATGAAATCGATGATATTGAAGAAGGAGTAGAAGCTGCTGATATTAATTTCGATTTAGATGTTTAAATAATAAATAATAGTAGATAGTAATTATTAAAGTAGATAGTTGTAATCATAGATGTATGATTCGTATTATGAAAATGATTTAATAATTATTATTATGAACAATTTTAATTTTGGCGGTCTTGCCGATACCTCATTTACTAATAATGGTCCTCAGTACCTTCGTCCTTACGATATTTATGAAGTTAATCTTACAAATATTAAGAAAGATGTTTTAAAGGGTAAAGACGGCACAGAATATGGTGTTGTTGCTTTAGAGTTTAAAGGTTGTGGAGATATTAAGGGAGTTTATACTCATAATTTATTCATTCCTAACAAGGATGCCGATTTTGAAAGAAGAGTAAATGAAACCAGTGGTACTCCTTATCCTTCTGCTTTTGAACAATTCCAATATACTCTTATGCAGCTTACTCAAGTAGTTAATCCTAAGGGTGCTGATAAGATTAAGGAAAATGCTTCTAAATTGAAGAGCATGGATCAATTTATTGATCTTATTACTAAAGCTCTTACTGGTAAGAATGATGTTAAGTTCTTCTTGAAGCTTGTTGGTCGTACTCAAAATGGTTCTACATTCGCAACACTTCCAAACGCTTGTGTATTAAGTAAGACTGCTACTGCTGATACTAAGCCTTCAGCTCTTAACTTTGTATCTCTTGATAAGAGTTTGCTTTTCTTCTCTAATTATGAGCTTACTCAAATGAAGAAATATCAAGAAGCTAAGCCTACTCCTATGGCTGACAATAATCCTGATGAAAAGGATAGTGATATTGATTTAGACGATATTGATGTTTAATTAGAAATTTAAGATTCTTGATTAACTTATGTATTTTTCAGTCTTTCAACCAGAAATTACTAAAGAATTTATATTCT